AAAACCCGGATTGGCACTTGATGAGCCACCAACAGGCACACGAAGATAAACCGCATCCGTACCCATGCTTTGCCTGTCGTAGTAGTACATCTGCATGGTGTTAAAAGAGGCTCTGCTACTAGACCTAATACCTTGACTTGCTATGAGTTTGTCAGTATAAATATCGTCTTGCGCTCTTATGTCACCATTTACATCTAGTTTGTAGGAAGGTGTAGTGTCACCTATTCCAAACTTCCCTGCCGACTCATCGAAATAGAATCCTGTGGTTGTGTTTGTCCCGTATAGGTGGAAGTCTCTTGTTTTGGTGTCAAAGTTATTGATACCACCATACGCTCCCATTTGCAAAAATGTCGTTTCATTGGAATCCATATCACCCATCGCTAGATATGCGCCACCCGAATAGGCGACTATGGTTGAAGCGTAGTTGCTAGTACCTTGCGCTCTTACCCTAGCAGTTGCACCATTGTCCACTATGAGGTCAGAACCATCGAAGGTCATGTTGGCTTCGGCGTTCATCCCGCTTGCGCCGGTTGCCGTGAGTACGCGGTTGTTTGCACCATTTGGAATACTGCTTATGGGGATATCCGTACCTGCATCATCAGTGAAATACAATTCGTTAGGTGCCGAGTTTTTGACCCATAGTTGCCCATAACCGGCAGTATCGGTTTTCGCAGAAGCCTGTTCCTTAATGTAAACTTGTTGTTGAGAAGTTAAGCCATCTGCTCTAAGGGGGAAGTATTGAGCGAGAGAAGGTGCTGAACTTAACTCTTCAAATCGTGGGTCAAACATATGTTGTATCTGCTCTGGGTTATCGTCACTGTAAAACATATAGACTCTAAACTTACCGTGAGTGTTAGTAGGCATCCACATAAAGTCTCCGCCCTCACCGACTTTCATTCCTGTCTCGCCGTCATATACCGCACTCCTGTCCGTAAAGTCTCCTGTATCTCCCTTACCGCGTATGTAGCCTACGACTAGATACCACTTATCTACTTCTGGTAAATCACCAGATTTAAAGTAAGCATTTTGCTCAACGTACTGGACAACCGCGCCCGAACCGTGTACCTTGTCTATTGCGTAAGTACCACTAGATGGAATACCCGTTAGTTGGTCGCCACTTTTACCAGTATATGTGATTGTATCTTCGTTATTAATTACTGCATAGCGAGTTGCACCACCGGGGTCGGGCATACTCTCATCGGAGTTAAGGTCTAGCGTAGTTGAACCAGCACTAGAGTTACCATTTAGTGTACCTCTCTTCGATGGGTCTTGAAGACCTTGATTAGAACCTGTTGCATTAGATAGACCGTATGCACCCAAATAGTAAGCACCTTCGGTTAAGTGGCTTCTCTTTACCCAAACAGATAGCCGATAAGTTTTTTCTGGGTCTATTCTAGGTTGAGGGTTTGCATTCAAGAATCCCCCACTCGCACTCCCACTTCCGTTATCTTGGCATCTCCACAATAAACCTCTTCCGAAGTCATCCCCAAAACCAAGCGGTGTTTCTCCCCAGACTATCGAGTTTTCATCAGCCGCTCCATTGATGATAAAACCACGCGGTAGCGTACTCAAGTCAGACATGGGGTACCAAGAGTTAGAAGAAATCATATTCCCATCTACATAGCCCCCATAATCGCTATACATTCTACCCCATGTGTCCATAACTAATAGGTTAGTAGCACCGCTATCTATATTATTAGGGTCAGAAGAGGCTAATTTGTTATAGTGAGAGGAAGCCGCACTATCATAGGCTATGATGTATTCGTCTTCACTATTATAAGCCCTACCAGCGAACCATTCTGTGTCATGCGTTTCATCGTGCATGAATACACCAAGACCTCGATATTGCGAACCTGTTTGTCTCTGAGTCAATAGCAACCCAGCATTAATCCAATCCGAACCCGTACCCGTTGCTTGAATAAGGGAATAGCCGTCTGTATCGTGAACGTGTAGTTTAGCACCATCAGTCACGGCAGTAGCATCACCATCTCCTATAATTAAAGCATTACTACTCAATATCATTTGAGAATTAGCACCCGAACTCCCTCCTGTACCAAAAGCAAGAACGGCATCGCTTGTGTATAGATTGCCCCACCCATTGTTTCCACTGATAAACACGCTCTCTTGCCCATCTCTCTCAAACTTGGCAATTGGGCCGCTATCCGCTCCTAGAACGTGTAGTGGTTCGGCGGGACTTGCGGTGCCTATTCCGAGTCTATCGTTTGACTCATCAAAGTAGATTCCAGTTGGTTCTACACCGTTGATTAATTGGTTGTTCACATCTACTCTCAGTTTCTTTCTGATTGAAGGAGACAAATCATATGAGCCTGTATGAGTATCATTTGTCGGTGTCGTTTCTCCGACGTTGGTGTCTTTGAACTCAAAGACACAATTGGTGAACATGGATACTAGGTTGCAGGTTCTTATCTCCCAATCCTCATCCCTTCTCATATACAGGCTTGCATAGGGCATACTCAAACTATTGCCAGCGTTGTAGACCATCTTGAAGATAGAGTCTCCATCGGGCGAAGCGTTCCCATCTGCGTCTGTGCTTTGGGAAAGACCGTCTATGATGAACTCCCTAGCCCACCAACCTGAGTCGCCTTGAACCCCATACTCACCACGGACATACATATCGAAGTTTATTCTTTGAAGACCTCTTCCTACGACTTGGAATCTTGCGGCAAAGTTTCTGTATTGGTTTGAAGTGGTTGCGCTCATCGTAGCGTTAGGAGTCCATCGGAATACCTCATACCAATCGTCATCCTCTGTGCTTCCTGTCGCACCAAAATGGAACGAGTTAGCACCGTAGCCCCCTCTTGCTACTCCCGGCCCACTCAAAACACCATACACATCTACATCCTTGTTGTCCTTAATTCTCATAGCCAATTGCTGACTTGAGTTTACATCGAAGTCTAGTGCCGCCGCAGTTGAACGTGTGACTACGTTGCTAGATGTTGAAGTAGGGGTTCCATCTTGATTACCGTAAATCGTTAGCGGATTATGGTTTCCGCCTTTTATCGTAGGCGCACCTGTAGTAGTAAATTGAAGAGTTGATGGGTACATTGTAATTGTAGCATCTTCCACCTTAAGCCTCTGCGAACCATTTGTTTTTAGGGTAATATGATTAGAACCGCTAGTGACAATATCCAACCCTGTTCCGTCTGTGATTATCCTAGCATCAAAATCATCGGGGGTAGTAATATCATTCTTAAAGTCTATGAAAGCACCCGATGGGCCACCCATCTCTATACTAGCATAGCCACTACTTTTGAGAAGATTTAACCTCTCTGCGGTTATGTCTCCAACGACTTCTAATTTTGTAGAGGGGCTATCTGTTCCTACCCCAAGTCTATCTTTGACGCGAACATCTCCCCCTGTCATTATTTTTAAAGTATCAGTCTCAGCCGCACCTACTATCTTGAATGGGTATGTGTCTGAACCTGCGTAGTCCTTGATAAGCATATCCCCGCCATCGGTGTACATCAGGAACTCCCCTTCGGAGTTCTTCATGTGGAATCCTACTCCACCTGTACCACCACTTGCGGCGGCTATGCTACCTTCAACCTCTAGTTTCCTAGTTTCGCTTGCTACTGATGCTGTCTTCCCGACTAGAAGTTGGCCGGCAGATGTAATTCTCATCTTCTCAGCAGTTGTTCCCGCAAGCGATGTTTGGAATGTTAGGAATCCGTCTTCTGCACCGTTAGTGTGGTCTTCTATTGCACCACCAATGATACCATAGATGTGACCTGCCGTTGTTGAATTATCATCTCCTAGTTGAAACTCAATGCCCGCCCAATAACCCTCGTTATCCACTTGTCTTTCAAGCGTCAGCATCTTATGACTTGACCCTGCAACATGGAGGGGAGTATCGGGACTCGTAGTGCCTATTCCCACATTACCCGTTCCAAACGAAACCTTCCCGTCATTTTGCAGATACAATTGCTGACTGTATGTCGATGAACCGTTTACAGTCTTGAAGTTGGTATGGCCGAAAGCGTCATGCAAAATCTCAAGGTAGTTTGCTGTTCCCACATTGGAGAACATCTTGATTCCTACACCGGGCGACCCACTACCTCCGTTGTTTTCCAACAATAAAACATTGTCTAGAGAAGTAGTAGTGGTTCTGATATGAACTGGCGTTGAGGGAGCCGAAGTGCCTACTCCAAGCCTACCATTGATGTATGCAAGATTGTATGCAAGATTGCTGTCGGAATCAGAACTTCCACCTCTGAGTCGAAGAACCTCTTCAAGAGTAAATACTGCATCAGGACTTCCGCCATCTGTGTCATGGGTGTCAAGATAGAATGACATTTGCCCTTCATTGACAAGGCTCGACCCTACTGATTGCCATGCAATCCTAGCATCGGCAGTATCGGTTCTGAATGTGATGCCCGCATAAGAACCATCTTGTGTTGATTCGTTCTCGATATACAAACCGCCGCCTTCTGCGCTTGTACCGATTGTCCCTGATGCACCCGAAGCATGGCCTCCTTCCGGCCCAGTATCATCATCTGTGTATGTCAGATGAAGAGGGAAGGTGGGACTTGTAGTGCCTATTCCGATATTACCCGCAGAAGTTATTCTCATTCTTTCTGTTATGCTACCACCGGAGGGTTGTGTTGAGAAAGTGAGGAATCCCGCAGTATCAGAACTATCCCTACCCGTTAGAATTCTAGTAATAGAATCGCCTTTGTTTTTCACTAATATTTCTGATACTGTGTTAGTGCTAGATGTGACATGACCATCTAAGACCATGTTAGCCGCATCATTAGAACCATCTGAACCTACGTTCATTTCTAAAACACCTGTTACATAAGTAAAGGTAGATTCTGCTGTGATGGCACTTGTCCCTGCCCCTGTTAGTATAGCATTATTTGTTAGGCTTGTTGCGCCTGTACCACCCTTTGCTACTGTGACTGTATCAGTAAGTGTACTACCTGCGGCTGGGACAGTAATAGCGGCAGTACCATCAAAGTTCACACCGTTGATTGCCCTTGCAGTCTCTAGCGCTGTCGCAGTCGCGGCATTTCCTGTAGCAGAACCGGCAGAGCCGCTTACATTTCCTGTTACATTTCCTGTGACGTTACCCTCAAGATTAGCAACTAGACTTGCTACTGTGTAGCCTGTCGCGCTAGTATTTACAGTAGTAGTAGGTTCGGCTTGTACGTCTTTAAACAACTTAAATTTACCGCTATCGTTGGCATCCCTAAATAGTCCAGCCCATTTCTGAATACCTGTGCTACTACCAGCATCGCCATCATCCACGTTATATGTTCCATACAACCCTATGTCAATTGCGTCTGCACCTTCTGTCGTTTGTCCTGTAGCAAGAGAAAGCATAGAGTCGCCTGTAGCAACTGTGGTCGAAGAAAGAGTTGTTGTAGTACCGCTTACAGTTAGGTTGCCTCCTACTACGACATTTTTGTAAAGATTAATTGCAGTATCTTCAAACTTTGCTATGGTTGTTTCTCCGCTTGCTCCGGCAGTGCTAGTGTTTCCCCTAATTTCCACATCACCATCAGGGCCGCGATTATGAAGAACAATTGTTCCGGCATCCACAGAAAGAAGGGTTCTTTCATCGCCGCCAGTATCACGATAAGATATTATATTTTCAGTAGCCGAGCCACCGGCAGTGCTTAAGTTAAATTTAATGCTTCCCGTTCTTCTAATAGTAAGTAACTCATCGCTTGCGCCTTTAAAGGTAGCAATATCTCCGTCACCGTCTTGTTCTACTACCATTGTCACGGCACTATTATTATCTCTCTTAAAACTAACAGGACCATCCGTAGTAGTAAACCCCGCCGCAGTTATAGTGCCACTTGTGGTATCGTTAGCGTCATTCTTAATAAAAGCATCATCTACATTTAGCGTAATTGTATCAGTAGCACTTGCTACAGAACTAATGTTAGTACCGCCCGCTATTGTTAAAGTATTGCCATGTGCAATAGTCTGACTGCTTCCGCTATCTCCCGCTAAGGTAAACTCAGTAAGTTGGTTAGTGTTACTAATTGCAATAGTTTTTTCGGCGCCCGAACCGCTTGCTGTCACTCCATTACCAGTAAAGTCAAGAATAGTAGCAGTAGTGCTTAGTGCGTTGCCAGCATTTTCAACTGTTACTCCCCCACCACCTGCGGAAGAAGACCACTCAAGCGAGCCGTCAGAAGCGATGGCTAATACCTGACCGTTTGACCCTAGATTGTTAGCGAGAATGCTATGGTATTCTTGATACGGTGGCGGGTTGCTCCTACTTCTGTAAATACCCTCGGCTATCTGCGCAAAGTTCCAATCGCCCTGTATAGTGGGTTGTTCTATAGTTTGTATTTCCGCTCCTTTGTTTACAGTAGTATCAGGCCCATAAAATCTTGCGTTAGGTAAAATAGTTAATTTATTGCAAGATAAAATAGCACCAGAATCTAATTCGAAATACTTTCCGGTATTGGATGCAATACGAAGATGATTGTATTTGGCTTTGAATATCTTGCCTGTTGTACCAAATCTAAAATTACCGCTTGCAAAATAAGCACCATTGTAAGGTACTTTACTTCCGCTTGCATCCTGTGGTTGTATTTCTAAAGTAGTATTACCCCAATTAAAATCTGCGCATTGTGCATATATACCTCCGTGGATTCTAAAAATCTTACCTAGGTCTGCTTGATTCTTTGTAGCGGGTATAATAGAAGTATCGCTATCTGTTTGGAACGTCAAAATATCTGTGGTAGGATATGTGTTTGTTCCTGCGGCAGTCACAGCAGTAGGGCTAAAGGTACTATTGTTTCCTGTACCTGTAAGTAGTATATTGGGATACACGCCGTTTTCTAATTTTATTGCTGTTCCGGCTGTAACGCCACTAAAGTCAAAAAACATTCTAGTTCTCGATAGAGTAGTATCGAACATACCAAGTGGCCCAGAAGCCATGTCAGCATGATTGAAGAATACAAATACACCAGAGGTACCACCACCAACAAAGGTAATTTTACCGCCGGTAGTATCCTTTATTTTACCTTTTGCTTTTATTGTTAATTTATTAGTTTTTATCTGCGCAGTAGCGTGTTCAAATGACAGTAGTTGGTCGAAGTTATTTTCTATAATTACCTCTGCGAATTGACCGGAAGATGGCCGCAGGTCTACAAGAACTGCGTTGGCATCTGCGCTTGAGTCAAAGACTACTGTATCTCCACTAACCGGGGCTGTGTTGCTACTCCAATTCGCTGCATTAGCGAATTCAGTATTTACGTCGCCGTTCCATGTCCTTGTCGCCATAACATCACCTACTATCTGTTAGTAGGATGAATGCTTCCGCTCAGTTGCGCTGACGTTGTGCCACCTACTCTCGATGTGGTAGCATCGACCTTGAAGGCTGCACCACCCTTCTCTTCTATTGCTCTTATCGCTTCAAGCGCTTGCTTTTCAAACGACTTAAGTTGTTGATTAAATCTAACGTCCTGTGTTCCTTGCTCTTTCTCTGGTACCCATGCTGGTATTGTATCAATCAGTACACGTAGACAATCAGCACATACCATCATCTTGATTGCAGATTCTTTTAGTGTAGTAGTAGGTACATTGTCTGCTGTACCACCAAAATAGTCTACGGCTCTAGCCTTCTTGTTAACTTCTGCTGTGCGAATTGTTATGTACTCAGTAATGGTACCCTCATTCAGTCCTCTAGGTCTGTTGAGTAAATCACGAATCTGCGCTGTCGTTACTGCCATCTTCTGTCACCATCCGGTAGTCCAATGGTACGTCAATGACTTGAGCGTCATTTGAAGGTTCCGCCACAAGACCTAAATTCATCACTATCTTAGATTCTAATATTTCAGTAGCCATGTCGCTCTTTGGTATCCAGTATAAAATACTTTTATCCTTAAGTAATTTTACAGGATGTCCTTCCCACTTAGCATTAGCAGGGTTCTTTAGCAATCTGACTATAAAGCCTCCGCCTCCGTGCCAATGGTCGAGCCTGTGTTGCATGTCCTCAACCTTAGCAGACTTGGGAACAGCGATGCCCTGCTTCTTAAGTTTAGACACCAACTGTGCCTTTGATAACTTCTTAGCCATGCTTACTCGCTCTTCTTCTTCTTGGCTGCTTTCTTCTTAGGAGCGGCCTTCTTCTTAACTGGCTTAACGAGAGTCATAACCTTTCTCTTGCCAACTTGCTTAACTTCCCACAATCCGGATTCATCTTCAAATGTTTCCACTTAAATCACCTTACTTGTGATAGTAGCCTGTGATGTAAACAATCTTTGCCGGTTGGTTATCTCCGGTGTTATCAAGAGCAACGACATTAAGAGTACCACCTGCGGCAATTTCCATCTGAGCGTCATCAATAGTACCGGCTCGGACAATTACGTTGTCTGCACCGGACATATCAAGAGTGTTAGTAATTGCACTTGAACCATTCTTTAGTTGAAGTGTATCACTTGAAGCACCTGCTCCACCAATGTTCTGTGCTTGACAGTCTGTTACTGTAAAAGCCCTTTCCATAGTAAGAGCAACAGTATTATCTGCACCTGCCGCAGTATTAACCCTGAGCATTACAGGGATAAAACCGAAGTCCTCGCCGTCGTCCATAGCGCGTACAAGACGCCCATCCATCACTCCTTGGAGTTTAACGTTTCTTGGCACCTAAATCACCAACCTCAAGCGACACCAGTTATCTTAAAGATTCTGTTGTTCTTACCGGCTGCTGCTCCGTCTTGGTGTTCGTGGACTACAGTTCCCATGTAGGAGGTTAGTAGCCAGTCGAACCCGACACCGGGTAGTCTCGTCAACTCGGTCTCGGTGTAGCCATCTCCGCTGTACTGGAAGAACTCGGCTGTCTCGGCACCGGGGATTAGAAGCAGAGCGTCGTTTGCCACTGAACTGTCCCTTGAGTAGTAAACAGTCATGTTAGCAATGCGGCCCATGTGGTCCTGTAGGGACTCAACCACGTTTCCGAAGAGTTGAGTGTTCAGCATAGCGCTTCTCTTGCTTGCAGGGAGGATTAGAGCCATAGGCTCGTCACCGGAAACCCTTGCGTTAGCGAAGATTAGGTCCATTGCGGATAGAAGGTCGCCTTCCTCATCTGCTCCGGCAGACCCGAAGGTTGCTGCGGCGGCTGCGGACTGTCCTGCACCTGCTGCTAGAGCGGCTAGGATAGTAGCGTCAATCTTGTCTGCGCGGGCGCGGACTATTCCTAGTTGCTGCCTGTCGATGTTCTCAAAGGACTCGCCTCGTAGCCTTACTGAGTCTAGGAAGGTGCATCGCCCCTGTCCCTTCTCCAACTTGGTCGAGTAGTTGGCCGTTCCAATCTTGCTTGGCTCGGTGACTGCGTTGTCGTCTAGAGGGAAGTCGAAGGTTCCAGTGACACCAGTGTACCACTTGAAGTCCATCCAAGGTACGGAGCGCACTCCGACAACCTTCGTTCCTACTGCTATTGTAGTCGATTGTAGTTGGATGAAGTCTCTTAGAGTCTGCTCCAATACTGCATCGCCCGTTGAAAAGGGTCCTGCTGCTGCTTCCACGTTTAGTATTTGTTCCAATGTATCTTTTGCCATACTTAATCACCATCCTATGCTATTGCGGCCCCCGCCGTCATTATGGGTATCAATGCTCCCTCAGTCAACTCAGTTGTACCGTTTCCGGCTACACCTGCGTTTGTGAGTTTGTCACCTGCTCCTGAATCAACTAGAGCAGGGGTTGGGTCAATTCCCTTTCCAACGTAAAGACCGAGTTTCTTGTTGGAGCCAGCAGTCGAAGTTGCAAGTCCGTTTGCACCGACGTACATTGTCTCTCCGGTAGTTAGAGTCTCACCGGCGGCGACCTGAACCATCAGTACACCTCCAAGTGGGAAGAAAGAAACCTTTGGGGCGGTTATGTCCATCCCGCGAGAGGAATCTCTCTCGGACTCTCCTGCTGAGATGCCTATAGCAATCTCAGTTGCGGCGGATAGGTCAACCTTGTTGTTGGTTCCGTCAAAGGTTAGGATTTTTCCGACTCCCTTGCATATCTTGTCGTCAATCATTACTGCGTCTAGTGGGTCTGCGCTTCCAAATGCTACCATTTCAAATCATCTCCTTTATTTCTTCGTAGGTCTTGGCTCTCATGTTGCCTTCATCACCTGCGAGTGTTCCGTTCCATGCGCTTGCCCAAGCATTGTATGCGCGTCCGTAGATTTCCTCATCGGACTCTACAAGTCTGCCGTTTAGGAAGTTAGCCACAACTGGCTTCTCTTCTTCGGATGCGACAACTGGTGCCTCCATCTCGGCAGGGCTTTCATCAACTGGCTTCATCTCGACTTCGGCCGGCTCTGGGTGGGAAGCCTCCCACGAAGCAATCAGATTCTCAAGAGTTTCTGACTGTAGGTCTTCGTGACCGGACATCCCGATTTCAGTTGCTCTCTCAACGAGAGAAGCGCGAGCCTCTTCAGCGCGTGCCTCGTCTAGTGCTTCGAACTCCGCTACGCGGGAAGAAGCAAGAACAAGGTCGGCCTTGAGGGACTCAATCTGAGCCTCGTAGTCGATTTCTGGGGTAATAGTTTCTTCTGACATATCATTCACCAAATCCTTACTAATCTCGGCAGAGTCTGAGTGTGATATAAAGGTTGCCTCGACCTTTGCCTCTTTTTCAATTTTCTCAATTGATTCTATATTAGCGCGTTGATACGCAGGACGATACACTAAAGCCAAATGGTCAAAGGTAAAGTCCTCTCCAAAGGTAATACCATCCTCAGTCGCCGCAACGGGGATGCCTGACCCGCCAATGCTAACACCGTAGTCCTCTCTCAGGTACAGGCCGGACTCCATAGTTTCGAATAAATCGGGCGTAGTAATATGTGCTACATATCTAACTTCGTATCCACCGGCTACTGTAGAATACAACTGTGCCGACTTTATTACGCCAACTGTTGACTCGTCTAGACCCTCCATGTTTCTTGAAAATCCTGCTGCGTCACTGTTTGGCTTAGGATGGTTAAGTGTTACATCTGAGCCAATCATTTGCTGTACTACATGCTTTGCTCCTTCTAAAGTCAATTCCCACTTGTTTTTGTTCATACCTTCGTGGAATGCGACACCTCTTATTTCTATGACTGTCTCTCCTGTGCTTGCTTCTACTATGGCCTCTACCTCATCCATATCTAGTTCTATGCTCGCGTACACGCGCTTGCACTCTCCGTCAATCATCTTTTCACCGGGCTTGCACTCGTTGGCGTACTTCTTTTTATGACCGTATCCCGCTTCTTCATCGACATCCTTACCTTCATTCTTGGACATATATTCTTGATGAGTCTTACAGGGCATGTAGATTGTTTTTCCATCTTCTTTGTGAGAGTGAATACCACCACATCCCATTTCTTTTGCTCTTTCCATCGCGTCACCGGGATTGTCAAATATATCTTTTTCTCCATAAACTTTCATTTTCTTTTTCATCTTATCATCTTCCTTTGCTTCTTTCATACAACCGTGCTTTGAACAGGCTGCGGTATCTGCACAAGCATCACAATGTTCCATAGCAGCCTTCTTGCTTTTTCTTGGGTGACTGCTTGGTAGCAAGTCATTGTCCTGCTTGTACTTAGGGTTTGAAGGCTTGCCGCTCTTGACAAGTCTTAGGAAGGCGTTGACTCTAGCCATTGACCATGCGGCTCTAGATACACCGGGCCGATGGGATGTAGAGTAGGCTCCCGCGCCTCTGCGGTAAACTGCCTTTAGCATACCAAGTGTGACTTTTCTGTCACTCTTGGCGTTGTGTTCTTTTACCTTAGTCTTAAGTGAGTTAGTGACCCCTTCAGAGAAAGTGACCTTACCACCGGGCTTTGCTGAACCGGGCTTGTTTTTAGGAGAGCCTTTTATTCTGTCTTTCTTGGGTGCAGGTGTGCTTCTCTCATCTGCTATACCTACTTCTGAACAGCAGGGAAGTCCACAGTTGCACCCATACTCACATTCGCATTCTTCTGCTACTACATCATTACATCCGCATTCTTCTGCTTCCACCTTAGTACCACCTCTCCATTGTCTGCAAGACCAGTATCGTGCCTTATATTTAGGACCCGGACTGTCGCAATTATGTCGGCTTCGGAAGTTTTTTCTCCTTTGTGGGTCATCCCTCTTTATTTCCATGTTAGGGTCGCCAAACCTTACTAGGACCACGTTGCCACTTTCATTCTTAGTGTACACGCCAAACTTCTTGTTTGCTCCGGGCGTGCGAAAAGGTTTGTTTAGAGTAACCTTTCTACCTTGGTATTCGGCTGCGATGACATCTGCTTCTTCCCAATCTTCATAGGCTACTACCTCGCCACCGCAACCACATCCGCACGACATGGTAGCCCGACGACTCATGTGATTTATTAATGCTTCTTTCTTCTTTTGTAAGAGCGCTTGGCCCACCAAATGGAAAAACCCCAATTCATTGCACCTATTAATACTATACCTAAAGGAATTATATGATTTGTGTCCATAGTGTATCCGACAACTCCCCATCATAGTACAGATTAAAATTTACGCCATAAGATTCTTCATACCTTTCTGGTATGTCATAGAAATCCAAGTATTTAGTATCCCACTCCATATGATATGTAGTAAAATTATCTTCCATGTAAAGTAGTGAGTTATTACGACTATCTAATAATTCTACTTGCATTGTAAAGGTCACGTTGGCTTGACAGGAGAAATCAACATCAAACTCGTTGTAGACCGAAGTATTGTTTTCGGCCCAATAAGAAATTGCATCATATATGTATGCGTAGCAATCTTCTGTTATTTCTTCCTCTTCTTCGGGATACTCACAAGACCCATCTTCGTGCGTAGCAGTTTCGTTGTAGTTTATTGCCGCAGGGTCAGTGCAACCATAGACTGCGTTTTCTTCTTCGCTTTGGTCATACTCAAAATCAATTATCTCTAGGGCATAAAGTAGAATAGTACCGTTTTCTACTAAAATGTTTACTCTGTGTGTGCCTTCTGAAATATTTTCAAAAGTAAATAATCCAGTATCGGTATTTCTAAATGGCGCACTTTCTTCACTATACTCTTCTCCCTCAAAGGTCACATTATAGAAAACAGTGTGAACGTTGTTGCACCACGCATCGTCTAGAATATCTACTGTGACGTACAAATCACCATCAACAATATAGTGGTCTGCTACAATTAACCAATCTTCTTCACAGTCAGGAAGGTAAGGATTCCGGTCAGGGTCATTCTCAACCCAATCAACAAGCGAATCTACCGCGAAGGAGATAAAACCGACTTCGTTGAGACCTGCAAGCAGCATGGCTATGACAGAACCTATGGTAATCATCAAGGCTCGCAATTCTTGAAATCGCGCATTCAATTCCTGAATGATGTTCTGTTCCTCATCTCCGCTCATACTATTGCCATAAAAGAAGTGATTATTCAATATTTTCTTCTGCGCCGGGTTGTGAGTTTTCGCGCGGTAAGGCACCGACATCAGATGAACCACTGTTTTTTCTTTCATTGCCGTTTGACACCTCTGGTAAATTCAGAATATCTAACGCCTGATTTAACGTAAGAACCCCAGACTCATAACCCATAGTCACCCTTTGCATTACATTTAGTGGCGTTTCACTGTCCATAGCGTCAAACCGGATAGTAGGTAGGTCTGCCATCTTGTGTTCTATTCCTAGTAACTTTAGGTGCATCGAGAACAGTTCCCTGCAATGGAAGGCAAGGATGCTATGCATTCTACTGATTGCTTGTACGGCCCATAGATTAGCGTTGAAGGTAGCGGCGAATGTGCTACCCTTCTCCTGTCCTGCGGCCACTCGCGGTACTTGTAGCACGGCTGCTATATCTGCGTTTATAGCATCCAAGAAGTCGCCACTGTTAGGTAGGCTGTTCTCAAGGTCAACATGGTGCAGGTTAACGTAGTGTGGCAGCACAGGTATTTGGTCGCCCCGTAGTCCCTCGAATAGTTTGATAACTTCACCCATAATGTGATTTAACCTTTCGCTTTGCTCTGCCGGGTCTTGGATATGCTCTATGGCAGACTTGTCTATAGTAATGTACTGCTTGGTCATACTATCCTCAAGGGACAGGCGGTTGTTTAGACTGTTGTACTTCATGCGTATGGCTTGCTTGAGAGCGGTAAATCTAGAAGCGCCCCACACGCCGTAGGTCTTGCGGCCCTTGTTGTCAACAAACCAGTTAGAGCGGTAGTCAACCCTTATGTGTAGTATCTCCTGCGCGGGAATAGACACGGTGTTGTACTTCTGCTCCCTCATAATGTACTTCTCCGCGTGTATGATGGGGTTTTCCTCATCGGCGTTGAAACTCTTTTCCAAGCCTCCCCTTTCATCGACTATGGTAATTTGCTTGACAGGTAGGCTTTGTAGGTTTGTTATACCCACATTCTGCTTTCCTACTATCTTGTTTATGTCGTTTCCGTAAACCATTAGGTTCCTGAGAGCGGTAATGAGGATGTCATCGAAGTCTAACGTGTCTTCTACCAGTTCTTTGATTGCGTTGCGGATAGCCGCATTCTTACCTTTGGCGTAATTTATCTCGTAATTGTTAGCAGTAAGGCTGACAGCGCGAACCGCTCCGTTCAATTCTGGGTCAAGTTTCAGCATGAGGTCGTACATGTCAAACTCGTTGTCATAATTACTATCTTTTTGCAGCCTTTCTGTATCACGCATGACATCGGGTACTCCCGCTACTGCTCTAAAACCTTCTTTCTTTGTACTTACTCTTGCACTTACACTTGTTGGCTTGGCTTCATCGCCACGCCAAAACTGATACCACTTACGCTCGGACATATTTAACCCTAATAGTAGGTGTTTTTTAACCTTTTCCCTTATTTTTTCCTTTTTTTCAGTAAATTACAAAAAAAATAAAACGGGGTACTGCGCCTATTTCTGTTATTTGTTTTATTCTTTCTATAGTATGTTTCTAAAATACTATAACTAATCCCTTAGTTTACTAATCTAGATAGTGGGTGAGCAGCCGCCATTCTAAAAACACTATTGAAATAAAAAAAGAATTACCTGACAGGCTTGCAGTATGCGTGTTTATTTTTTCTGGACCTGACAAAATAAATAAAAATAATACAGCCCACCGCAATCGTTATATATCCCCTGCTACTCGCATAGTCTAATGGGAAAGGAGGATAAGACCTTCTCCGGGCGCACTAAGATGCTCGGCGGAACAGAAATGATTGAAGAATACGCGCACGCGCGTGAGTTTAAGAGTGAAAGTGACTTTGCTAGATTCTTGCATGGTCTAGAGCCAAAGCGAAGCATCAACGCTTGGCGCAACGCTATTATGCGTTGGAAGAGAGCAGGTGGCGAAATAGAGTACACAAACTTCCAAGGTTCAAAGATGAGCGCTACGGAACCAAACTTTGCTACTCAAGTACCAGACAATCTCAAAGATGAATATGCAATAGAGGCACCGGAGGCAATGAGAAGTTATTATGATGATAAAAAAGATATATACTTTACGTTTATCCCACAGGCTAACGCAATTATTAAGGTCGAAGGAGACAAACACAGAGACATGAAGAAAAAGTACAGTAATGAAGGCGGTAGATTTACTGTCGCTGAAATGGCTAGTGCTTTCCACTTCCCTATCTTGTGGATGCAGGACTACATCAAAGCCCACAATTGGAGGCATCCTATGTCTCCCTACACGGATGAGCAAATGATGTCTATGAGTGAAGACGACATGGTTGTTGACTTTCTTGAGTTAAAGAGGCAAAGCGCGTTGGCTAGGTCGCAAAGAGCGCACTACAATGCTATGGCTAAGGCTGCTCACAAGTGGCGTAGTCTAGATGAGGCTTTTTATAATGACTTCAAAGAGGCTTTGGGTACAGGGCATCTACCAAGAAAAAAGGTACCTAAGATAAAAATGGGCGATGTTGACCCATACGCGGTTGTTATGTCTCCTACTGACCTACACTTTGGGTCGTCGTGTTGGATTGACGAAACAGGCAACCACTATGATACAGAAGAGGCTAAGTCAAGACTTATTAACAGGACTGAAAACTTAATAAGTAGACTTCCCGGTAGGCCCGAAAAGATATTCTTGGCTACTGGTTCTGACTGGTTTCACATAGACAACGAGCAGGGTCATACAACTAGCGGCACACCGCAAGATATGTCCTCAAGCCCCACACAGATATTTATGGATGGGTGTGAGTTAGCAAGAGAGCATATCGAGTTGCTACGCGGAGTATCTCCCGTGGAAGTTATCTTTATGCGAGGAAACCACGACAGGCACCTTTCTCTTGCTCTAATGATGTATCTTAAGGCTATCTATGATGAAGTCGATGATGTAAACGTGGTTGTTGACCCCAAACTAAGGCAGTACGTGTCGTGGGGTAATACATTGATGGGCTTTACTCACGGTGATGGAGTCAAGGGTATGGACCTACCGTCGCTGATGGCTAAGGAAGAGTGGCAACAGTGGGGGTCCTGCGAAAACAAGATATGGTTCCACGGTCATCTGCACCATCAGTCTGTCATAGAAAAGGGCGGCGCTATGGTTGTGCAGTTGCCTTCATTAGCAGGTGACGACAGATGGCACTACAGAAAGGGTTATGTCTTGTCTAGACCCGGACTATGCGCTCACATGATTGATGAGAAGTTAGGGCTGATTGGAAACCTGTTTGCCCCGGTGGTAGAAGATGAGTAGTTTCAACCTTGACTTCTCAATGGAAAGGTCACGCAACGATGTGTCCTACTTCTATCGTTGGCTAGGGTATACATGGGGCGACCACATTGGCGAATGGATGGACATGTACGGAACGAGAGGTGACACACAAGTACATAGGGTCTGTGTGATTGCGCCGAGGGACCACAGTAAATCAACTACTCTTAGGGTAAAACTATTGCATAGTGCTTTGTTTGAGAGATGGCGCAACAAACCCTTTACCTGTTGGCTTTTCTCAGCAAGCAAGGACCTTGCTACTAGAAGACTAGAAGAGATAAGAGAGGACATGAAGAGACACCCGCAACTGTCTAAGTTTTTAAGTAACAAGAAGGGTAACAAGTTAGAGTTGCATTTTACCAATGGGGCATGGATAAGGGCTACTAGCGTGGGTGCTGCGATTCGTGGCGAGCATCCTGCTTGCATTGCTTTCGATGACGTTATTGACGACAGTGGTGATGTTGACTGGACTGGCATGCGAAACTGGTTTAGAAAGAAGATTACGCCTATGTTGAGTCCCGGTACAAGCATATACGCTGTGGGTACACCTATGAGCATGGTTGACTTGTATCACACTGAAATGATAAACAACGATGCGTGGAAGTCTGGTGTTTGGTCTAGTATTCCAAATTGGGATGAGTACAAGTCTGACCCTGTAAACATTAAGCCAAAGGAGTTGTGGCCGGAGTTTAGACCTATAGACTTCTTGCTAGAGCAAAAGGACGCTATGGGTGAGTTGTCTTTCGTACAGGAGTATCTCTGTAAGGTCATTGATGACGAGGCTTCTGTTTTTCCCAGAAACGTGACACGTAAGAATCTGGACATGGATAGTGTTATGATAAAAGAAAAGATTGACAACTGTAAATATGCAGTTGGGTTTGACCCTTCGCAGGGGTTAGGGCAGGACTACTCGGTTATGGTGTGTCTTAAGCAAGACTCCGATGGGTTTATACATCTTGTGGACATATGGCGTAGGAACGACTTTCCACCTGCACGACAGGCAGATATGATAATAGAGTGGAGTAAGAGGTATGGTACACCCGCGTTTGCTGTTGAGTCTGTAGGCTTTCAACAGATGTACGAAAGTTTGTTGGCGCAGAAGGGTGCGGTGATAGATTACAAGGCCAGTAAGGTCAGCAACAGGACTTTGAAACAGGGTTTGATGAATCGAATGAGAGTGTGGTTTGAGCGCGAGTTAGTCTGTTTTCCTTATGGTGATGATGCAACAAGGCAACAAGTTAATATACTATTGGAGGAACTAGAGAGTCATGCATGGAGGGAAGGTTTGATTGTGGACTTAGGTAGACATAACGACTGTGCTATGGCTATGGCGCATGCGCTAGACCAGTTTACATATAAGACTCCCGAAATGCCAGTAGTCATGGGAACAATGAGAAAGAGTGAGTGGACAGGGGGAGCAAGTAGCGGTATACAGCGTCGAGACACAGGCGGTCTTGGCGGAAGAGTGATTAGGAGAGGATGAAGTGGCAAGAAGAAAAGAAAAAGAAGTAAGCAGAGTGACAGGCAAGCGGTTTAACAAGCAGGACCCCAAGGGTCGTAGGCACGGGCCGCAGAAAAGACGCAAGGTATATGCCTTGGCGATAGAGAAGGTTCTATGTAGCCATTGGGCCAAAGAGCCTTTGACAAGCGGTGAAATAGCAGAGTTAGCAAACAAGGACATAAGTAATCACTGGACCAAGTTAAATGGCTTCTCGGTCGGTGCTATCATGCGCAAGTATGAGAAAGAAGGCTTGGTAAGTAGCGAGCGCGTATACAACAAGGGCGTAGGTCAGAAGGTCTGGATTCGTGATTGGGACTTCCCGCTAAAGTCAGAGTACGAGTACCACGGCGGAAACTGGAAGGGCAACCCAAGAGTCAATGTAAAAGACAGTATAACTGGCAAGTGGAGGCGCATAACTGCCTCGGATAAAAATTTGAAAAAAATTTCTAAAATCGAGAGAGGTGGTTAGCGGTGTGGTGGCACGCATAGACATGGTTTTTGGCTGATAGGTACCAAAATCCAGTTTACTTTTTACACCTAGTGTTTCAGGCAGCACCACCCCCCTCGGTTGTGTAGGCTACTACTGGGTTTGGTCCGGTTGTGTCGATGAAGGTGGTCTCGGTGTCATGTTGCTTGGTGTTGATTCTGCAAGCCATGTTAATCAGTTGTTGGACCCTCTTGTCGTCATCCCAATCCCATGTGGTCATTAGGTTGGAAGCGCTGCTCATTACCCACACCGAAGCGCGGTATCCTTGCTGAAGTGTAATCATAATGAAGGCGTCTCCGGTATCCATTGCCTTCTTTAGCGTCACTCCCTTGCGGCATAGGAACACTTCTCGGTGTCTGTGGGTTCCACCCACTCCGACCTCAAATGAGTTCAGGTTCATTATCTCGGGTAGCATCAGGCACCACCTCCGCAGGAGGTGCAGTACCCTATGCATGAATCCTCACATGGTGCATTTTCTACACTAGGTGCGTTTGTTGTTATTTCTCTGGCTTCGCGTATGTGTGCCATGACACTTGAAGTACGGACCCCCTCTTAAGGGTGTCGATTTTCTATCGCGCGCGCAAGGTTTATAGGCCGACCGCCCTTCTCATCATGGGCCAAATCGCCGGAAAGCGACGGCCCCTAAAGTATATATACCGACAGCCCATCTCATCACGGGCGCGCGTTTTTACCATCATATATATACCTACCGGTAGAGAGAGAGAAAGAAGAAAGAAAGACTATATACTACCGTTGGTAGGCCACCACCGGGGGCCGCCGGCCCCCAATGGCTTACGTGGTACTCAAAGAGAGAGAAAGACTCGGCTAGTCTCTCTTCTTAACTAGGTTGAACTTCCAGCGTCGGGACTTCTTTAGTTTGGCTACTATGTCAGCCATGTCCTCTGCTAGAAATCCGTCACCCCATGACCTTACGTGCTTTGACCAAAAGGTCATGTTCACGTTGTCCATGTTGGTTACTGGACTAAGGCTTAGGTAGTGGCCGTGGTCGTTGTCCCACTCCGTTGCCTCTCCGGTCATCGTGCTGATGACGGCGTTCATTTTCTCTGCATCTTGCCTGTGTAGGTCAAGGTCTGTTTTTGCTACATTGTTGTTTTTCATTGGGCTTCCCCAGTTTAACGGAGCATCACCTAGTACTTAACCCTTGGGTTCAAGGGCAAAATTCGCAACCATTAAGTACTGTCAGCCCCAAGTTCAAATTAGCCGGACTGCGCGACTACCCCTTTACCCCCCCCCCAAAAAAAAGAAAGAAAGAAAGAGAAAGAAGAAGGAGCGGACGGTCAGGCGTCGTCCACCCCCTCGGAGTTGCAGAAGCAGGAGTCGGCACAACCACCCTCGCCGTCAAAATCATGCTGCCGAGTGTCAAGGCCCATCATAGGCGCTAGGTCTAGCATTTCTCGGATTTCCGCTCCGGTTGCGTATCCTCTGGTTGTTGCCTTTGCCTTGATGGCGCGATACCTCGCAATTGCCTGTTCTCTGTTCAAGCAATCCTCTCCCATCGTGCTTCTCCGTCTACAAATCCCCTGAATGCGAACTTTGTGGTGCAAGGGTGGTCCCACTCGTTCAGGTCCTCGGCGTCTATCTCTGCTCTGGTAGGCAGTTTTCTTCTTTGGTTTTCCGTTAGGTCTCCCATAGTAGTCGTAGGGGGGGTACCTACTTAAGGTTGTCGCTAAAGCGAAAAATTCGTAATGATTATAAGCCTACAGCCCATAGGTGCATGGGCGCGGAACGCGGAAACGCGGCGGCCCGAAAGTATTAATAGCGAGGTGCGCACACGGTAATTTGTAGGAGCAGACCGAAGCGGTGAAAAATCCGTGAATCCTACAACCCCTTGCGCCGATATAGCAGCCGTAAGGCTGTTGGTGTCAGTGGACGAGCCGGCCACCACGCGGGCGCGTAAGGGGTGCTGGGGCGACCTAAAGCCCACCCCGGCGCCAAAGGTCACTTTTTCTAATGCTGTTATAGTAACCATTATAAGCCCGCATCCCTAGGTGTATCGGTCGCCGAGCGAGGCGAAGCCGAGCGAGGATAGCACTTAGGAAAGACTATATACTGTCTGTGTGATGGATAAACGGGTGCGGTGCGGTGCTGTA